GCCACACCACCAACAATTCCTTTAGTTCCATCAATGACTGAATCTACTGTTGAACACCCAGTTAATACAATAATTGCAAGAGCAGTAAATAACTTATGCATTTTATTCCCCTATAAAGTAATTCCGACTGTGGTTTCCATTACATCCACGACTGCGATACATACCACTTGATATGTAGAACCCTCTTCCATGTATTTATTTATACACAAAAAAAGGGACTCCGAAGAGTCCCTTTAAGAATCGACTTAACTACCGTTTATAGGTTGTTAATAGCCATGATTCTGAAGTATGGGTTAGCACGGTTAGTACCAACACCATCAGCTGCGACATAAGGATTTGCAACCATACCGTAACGAGTTTTAAACCCGATTCTTGGTTGGAAGTCCTCTTCACCAACTGCTTTAACCATTGATAATGGAACGTATGGGCAGTAGAATAAACCAGCGTCATACGGGTTAGTTCCTCTGTAGCCTACAGTTACATAGTCTCTAGTTGCATATGGATCAACATATACTTTAGTTCTGCCGTTAAGAACACCAGCAAAAGTATTGCCTGTGTCGTCAACATTTAAGTTAGCGGCAAGAGCAGGAGTATAGTCAAGCATACCAGCAGCTGAGATTGCAGAAGCAACATCAGAAGAACAGATGATAAAGTTACCTTTACCTCTTCTTGTTTCTCTTGCGATCACGTTAGCTTCTTTTTCGATTTGCATGATTAAAGACTTGAATCTTTCAACCATCCAACGACCGTCTGCGTCAGCAGATGCAGCCATATCAAAGATACCGTCTGCAGCAAAGCCTAACTTAGCTTTAACGTTGATTGTTCTAATAATTTCTCTGTTGATTTCAGCTAAGATTTCAGCAGAAAGAATATTAGCAAGTTCACCTTCAGCGTCTAAACCGTGGACTGCTTTAAGATCCTGAGCAAGTTCCATAGTGTATTCAGCTTTAAGAGCTCTTGATTTAGCAGTTACAGTTGATTTCTCGATTGAGAAAGCCATCTCACCGAAGTTACCACCAGTGTTACCTAGTGCTTCTGCGTCAGATGTAGCAAGACCAGTACCAACACCGAATACATCTTCAACGCCGTCAGAGCCAGCATCAGCTGATGTTTCACCAGATAATACGTCACCAACTAATGAAGTTGAACCACCACCTTGAGTACCTGTTCCTGAAAAATCAGTATCAGCTTCGTTGAATAGTGCTTCAGTACCACCTTGAGTTGAGTACTTAGATTTCATTGCAAAGATAAGTCCAGTAGGACCATTCATAGGCTGAACACCTGCGATATCATAAGCAATAAGGTTTGGCATTGCTCTTCTTACCAAAGAGATAAGAACAGGATCAAAGCCTTTAATATTAGTAGCCGATGTTGCATTGGCAGCAGTTTCAGTGATGAAGTTTCCATCTCTTTCTGCAGCTTCTTGTCTCATCGCTACTTCTTGGTTTTCTAACAATCTAGCTGTAACAGCTTTCTTGTAATTGTCGGAAATAGCAGGAGCAGATTCGTGATTTAGAACCGGGCTCCACTTTTCCATTAAGTTTGCGTCTGCGTTAAACATTTTTAGTTTCCCCTATATGTTTATATTATTTATTAAATTTGGATATTGCTTGAGTGTATCTGCTCATGGCATCAGATAAGTCAACATCTTGACTGTCCTGACCAATTAAGCTATCAACTTCATCAACTGATTCATTAACTTCTTTTGTAAAGTATGATTCTTTGACAGTTTTTACTTTCATTTCGAAAGTATCAGCGTCGTCAAAATCAATATCTTCAACTAAAGATGAAAGTTTTTCAGCTTCCGTCTCAGCAAGCCCTGAGGATTGTTGCCTTACAATTTCTGATCTTTGATAATCTTGAACAGAACCGTGTAATTTAATGTTATCCTCGGTTGATTTATTAAGGCTTTCTTCAAGTTCAGCAACCTGTGCAGACAAATCGTCTACTAGATCAACTTTACCTTCTGGAACCTCAATGTAATGTTCTGTGAACACTTTTTGAAGTGAAGTCATGAACTCTTCAGCAATTTCGGTTCTTAAACCGTTAGTTACTGCGACTTCATTCTCTTGCATCCAAGTTTCAACTACGTAGTTCATGTAGGAATCTACTTTCTCTACGAGTGAAGTTTGGATTTCAGAAACTTCTTCTTCTAGATTTTGCACATATTCGGCTTCTAATCTGTCAACTTCTTGAGCAAGCTTAGATGTTAACACTGCTTCAAAGATAGAACCAGCCTTTCCTCTGAATTCATCAGAAAGAGTAGCTTCTTCTTTAATTAGTGCATCTAAATCTTCATCAAAGTCAACTGCTTCGACTTTTGCCTTGGCCTTCTTCTTAGAATCATAAGACTCTTCCTTCTCGGAATCATCTTCTTCTTCTTCGTTGTCGTCCATTTCAGTCACTGCAACCATTTTTGCAAAGAGTTTTTGTGCATCTTCTTTACGGGCTTTCTTTAAGATTTCTACTGCAGCCTGGATTACTCCAGCCTTAGTTTTGGGAGTAGTAGGAGCTGATTCAACGGCGACTTCTTCTTCGTCTTCGTCTTCCTCACCTTCTTCTTCTTCTTCCTTAACTTTACCTTCTTCAAGTTCTGAGTCTGCCTCGTCTAAATTCTCATTTTCAACGAGCTCTGCATTCTCTTCTTGAATCGGCTCTTCAGTAGCTACATCTTCGACTGCCATATCATTTTCTAAATTGTCGATTGACATAACGTTCTCCTATAGTTTAGAGTTTAATTTAGAGAGGAAATTTTTAAAAGCTCTTACTTCAACATCAGCAGATGCCATGTTTCGAGCTTCTTTTATCTCAGTCTCAATTGATTCAATTTCTTGTGCAACTAGGACACCATTATTCCAGACCCAATCTACCCCTTCCATAATCCCATTTACAAAGGCTTCTGGAGCGGATGGATCTTGAACAATGTCAACAGTAGATAACATAAAGTCTTTTCCTACATGTTGTGTTCCATTGCGTTGTACAAGGCTTCCCATACCACGACTTGACACACCAAGCTTAACTCCACCTTCAAGCAAACCACTAACGATATTGCCCATAGGGGTATTTAAGATTGATGCTTTTCCTATAACATTACTTCCGTCCCATCGGAGTTCAGTAATCTTATGTGAAACTTTATCGAGATTAATAGTCGGTCCATCAGGGTGATTTAATTCACCAACCGCTCTACCAGTCTCTACTTGTTCTTTTATATATTTATTTACGGCGTTTTCTAGTACATCTCTTGCGTAAACACGACCATTTCTATTCTTCTGGTCTGCTTGCATGAAAACACCTTCAATGGCGAGTGTTTTTTTACCACCAACCTTTTCTTCAATGACCTCTAAATCACTGTCGATATATTCTGCAATTAGCTTCATACTTCTAGTTCCTCGCCCATCAGCTTAATAAAATCATTAGCTGATTTTTCAGCATCTTTTGCTGTCTTAAAGTTATCGTCCAACTTCTCGCCGTCGATATACACAGAGAAAGCTCTACCTTTTTGTACTACTTGTACATCAATCTTCTTTCTCTTACCACCTTTATATGACTTGACTTCCTTCTCTCCGGAACCAAGTTTAGTGGTTTTTTCTCTAAGCTCTACAAAAGAAAGCATTTATTTTTCTTCCTGTTTAGTCTCTGCTTTTCTATTCTGCAAATTTGAAGCAATTTCAATCTTCTTTGCGTCTAGAGCAGCACTTAATTTATCTGCCATCATGCTATTAAACTGTTTACCAGCACTAACATTATCGCCTTTTTTCAAATCACTAATTAAGTTTTCTATTGACATAATATTGTCCTCTCGTTATATATTTATACAATCTTGTACTCTAGCTAGTCCCATCTAGGATCATCTGCATCCATAGGTTCGTTTTCGCCAGATTTTTCTTCATCATCAATTTGCGCCTGAATCTCTTTAATATCATCATCGGTAAATCGTAATACTTTCTTTCTTACCCATTCATTAGAGATGTATTTACCTACGTATTCATCTAATGTGGCTAACATTTCAAATCTTTCTCTCCAGATTTCAGCTTCTTTTAATTCTGCAAAGTAGTTATCTTCAATAAAATCAAATGTAATGGATTCTTTCCACGTATCCCAATCTGAAGATACAATAATGCCTTTAAGAATTAATTGAGTTTTTAATGTCTGCATGAATAGATCACTAAAACGCTTTCTTAATCTATCAATAAACTTCTTAAACTTAACTTCGTCCCTAGAAATTTCAGTACTTCTACCAAGAGAAAATTGAGACTCTTGGTCAAGTCTATTAACAGGTACATTTAAACTTCTATATAATTTCTTTTGGAAGTAGATGATGTCGTCAATTTGGCCGAGGTTTTCCCCGCCTGGTAACGTGGTAATTTCTGTACCTCTACCACCTTCTCTACGCGGTAAGAAGAAGTCTTCGAGCATTGACATGTGCTTTTTATCATCTTTAATGTCACCTGTTTTTGCATCATAAACCATTTTATTTCTATATTGGCTCATAATATTTTTTAAGTATTCTTCGGCTTTACCTTTAGGTAAGTTACCAACATCAATATAAAAGATTCTACGCTCTGGTGCTCTACTTATTCTGTAAACAACCAGTGAGTCTTCCATCATTCTTAATTGGTTGACTGGCTTTAATGCCTTTTGTAAATAACTTAAAATTCTTTTTCTACTCGGATCAAGAACACCCGATGTACAATATGCAATAGAATCAGGGTGAATTTTCAACCCTTGATTACTATCTCCCATTTTAGTGTCTTGGAAAATAAAATATTCTTCTTGCTTTGTAATAATTTTTGCCCCAGTTTTAGGGTCTTGTTCTTCTTCGATCTCTTTTACTTTTCTTAACTTAGTAGGATCGATATATCTTAGCTCTCTGATACCTGCTTTAGGTTTATCTTTATCAATGATAATATGATATGGTAATCTACCATCAACATACCATCTTCTAAAAATGTCATGAGCATATGCATTAAAATTTAATAATCCAAGAATATGATTAAACTCTTGGGTTATAACTTCTTTGATTTTATCAGATGTTTCTACTTCATCCAATACAATCCTTACAGGTGTATCATCATGATCACCTACAATTGCTTCATTTATAATATCTTCAACTGCAGCATCGCACTCAGGTTGAGTAGCCACATCTCTATATTTTAAAATTAAATCAATTTCATTCTTTGCTTTATCTCCATCTAAATCAAGATAAGCGCCGAAGTGACCTCCAGCCTGAATTACACCAGAACCATCTTCATCTGTATTTGGAACAAATGACGGCCTGATGGGTTCTTCCCCACCTTTTCTTTTGATCTCGAATCCGAAAAAATCTGCCATATTTTATACCTCAATAATATCAGGAGGGAAATTAATCCCTCCTTCTATTATATTTATACCTCTTTTAGCTAGTGGTATCTGACTCCCAATATTGAACTTGAAGTTCAACTGTGAACTCTTCAATTTGATTCTCGTTATCATAACTTAAATCAATTGCAGAAATATTAGTTGGGAAAGTCCCTCTAATATCATATTTCTTTACAGCTTTACCAGACTTGTCTAATTGTTCTACAATCATATCAGCCATGTAATCTGTTGGGTTAGCCAAACCAGTACCATCAACGTGTTGATTGATACCGTTACTCCATCTTTCAAATGCATTCCTAACTGAGAAATCTACATCATTAATAATCGTTACAGTCCATGGTTCAAATGTTCTGTCACCAGCCATTTGTAATTTTCTGCCGCGGAAATTAACTTCCACTGGATTAAGAATTGATGCAGGTAACTGAGCAGCCTTACATAGGAAAGAAGTCAGTTCAACATCACCTTGTGCATAACTTGGAAAGTTACACGTGACCTTAAACATGTTTGACCTAGCGCCACCTCCAACTAATTTGGATTTAAAATCGTCTACGCCTAAAATTGCCATTGTTTCCTCCTATTAACCGCCGGCGACTTCAGAAAAGTCGACCCCAGTTCTTGTTGCAATGAAGTTTAATGTAATAAAGTTGATTGATCTTGAAGGCTT